GCTATGACTAGAGCATACTCTGCAGGTCAACGTAAGATAGCAGAGAACATGTACTACGATTGTAAGACTGAAGGGTACACTAAGAAGTATAAGATAAGCAAAGAAGACTGCGACTTGCTCGCTAAGAATCTAATCCTTGCTATCAATGATACTTGTGTAGGCCCCCTAAAGACCATGAAGTTCCTACAGAAAGTAACGGACTTCATCATAGGTAGTGGTGAGACTTGCCTCCAATGGACTACACCCTCAGGGTTTCCTGTGATGTATGAAGTATGGAAGCAGAAGAACATGACTATCCGTGGTACAATACGTGGGCTAGGTCAGGTAGGGCACAGCATAAAGATACCTGTAACTACCAGTAGTGGTAACTTGATACCTTGCAGGAGATCTTTTGCCTCTGGGTGTTCACCTAACTTCGTACACTCTATGGATGCTGCACACATGGCTAAGGTAATCGAGACATTCTCGGGGAACTTCGGGGCTATACATGACTCCTTCTCTACCCATGCCTGTGATGTAGATAAACTAGTAGAGCATACCAAGTGGCAGTTCGCTATGTTGTACAACTGTGACAACTTCTTCAACCGAATAGAAACAATGTTGATAGAGAACTTCAAGGACTACAACGTAACACAACCAGAGCTGGGAGACCTCAAGATAGAAGAGGTTGTTAGCTCAGATTATTTCTTTTCTTAAGCTAAGGATTCAAAATGAGTAATGATAAAGTAGTAACAATGCCGGGTGTAATTAACACAGAAGCCCGTATAAAAACTGTTGAGGACCTGAAGGACGAAGAGGGTCTCCTTATGGACCTTCAATCTGTCCTCGATAAATATAACGGTAGAGTAACTAACCTGTCTATGGTTGGAGCCCTTACCATCTATGCAAACCAGATAGCAATTGGATCAATACTAGGAGAAGATAATGAGCTTTGAGATTATGGAAGACTTGGAAAATAAAGTAGTAGACTGGGGGTATGATAAAGGTATCCTAACAGGGGGAGAAGCTACTAAACAGCGTAAGCTCAAGCAGTTCTCTAAGACAGAAGAAGAAGTAGCTGAGTTGCTTGATGCAATCCTAGCTGAAGATAAGGTGGAGGCTGTAGATGCTATCGGTGACATACTTGTTACACTTATTATGCAAGCAAGGCTTTGGAATACTAATCTATATGAGTGCCTCGATGAAGCTTACGAGGTTATCAGTAAACGAACTGGACGAATGGTTGATGGCATATTCGTTAAGGATAAATAAATGAACTTTGGTATTGGTAATTATATTATAAGTCTAGATTTTAGAATGGGTGTTGGTATGGACCTTGAGTTTGTAGACTCACGGCCTGTATGGACAATGAACAATAACACAGGAGATGTTAAGGCAATGTGCATGGAAGGTATAATAGTTCTAGTGCCCTTTGTTAACCTCTCCATTGGTAAAGTATACGACGAGGTAGGGTAATGAGTAATAAGTCACACAATATTTTAAGCGGTGAAGGCATTGATGATATGGATTACGTAGAGGAGCTGGGCTTAGACCCAGCCTTAGCGTACACCCCAGAGATCAATGAGGCTATCGTAAAGCGCATTGAAGCTAACAACTTTGTTGAGTATGTAGACCAAGGTTACGGTGAAGAGAAAGCTAAAGCTATGTCAACAGAGCTAGCTAACCGTGGTCGTGCTAACATAGCAGAGTACAAAAAAAAGAACCCCAATAAAGGGGTTCAATAGTAATACCGAGGGGCCCTTACGGGTCCCTCTTTTTTTATAGTTATTAGTTAGAAGGTAAGAAGCCTAAGAAGTTCACGTTAATGCCGGGGTCCATCTCATACTGCATTATCTTCTGCTCTTCCTTTGCAACCTTAGCTTGTAACTGTTTGTTCCTAGTCATAGCTAGTAAAACCATATTACCAAAGTCCGCTTGCAGGTTTTCATATAGCTTATTCATTAAGTACATCTGAGCTTCAAACAAGTTCTTGTAAGTCCTGTCAACGTTAACCTTCTCTTTGCCTTTCAGCTTAAGCTTATTAATAAGGAACTGAGCAGACCCTATTACCTTACCATCTGAGTCCTTAAAGTTTTTCTCAAGCAAGTCAACAACCATATCAGCTACGTTACCATCAAAGACTTCATCAATAGCTTCATTGCCTTTAGAGTTTGCCATCTGCTTGTACACTTTAATACCAGCGTTGATGTTGTTGTTTAAGCTTTCCATTAAACCATCAAGCATCTTGCTCTGAGTTACGTTCCGATAGAAGATCTGATTAATCTTTCTTTCTACAGCCTCAAAGGAACCTAGGTCAGTAATAACAGCATCAAAGATAGGTAAAATATAAGGATCAGAACCAGTCTCGTTGTTAAGTCCGTTCATACTTTCGTTAGAAAACAACTGAGCAATAGTAGATCCATCTACAGACTGTGCAAGAGAAGGTAGTATCTGCCCAGATGCAACAGCACCCATGCGTCCACCTCTTTCTGCAGTAGGGTCAAAGAACTTTTCTTTCTCAGCAATAGTACTTTTAGCACTGAAGGTAGAACCCTTACCTAGCTTAGCTTCAATAGCTCTAACCATATCAAGGTTACCTGCTTCCTTAGCAGCTGCTAGTTGTCTCTGCAGAATAGTTGTAGCAGATGCCTTACTAGCCTCTCTGTACGTAACACCTTCTTCGACAGCTTCTCTCACTCTAGTCCTAAGTATCCTAGGTTTAATTTCCCTACCAGTTCTTATGTAAGACTTACCACCAAAGCTAATAGTTCCTCCCGCAGGGCTCACAGTTTCTATAGGTAAACCAAACATAGCTGAAACGTTAGCTGCTTGCTTAGCCATAGCTGCAAAGTTTACTAGGTCAGCACCAAGAGTTTCAATAAGAGCAGGCTCTCTAACAGCATTAAGGAACGCAGCTGTGTTAGTAACACCGCCAAACTCATTAGCTAAGGTCGATAGCTCTGGGCTTGCAATAATAGTATCTCTTGCAGAACCAACCAAGTTACGTAGCTCCTGACCATAAGGGAAGGTCATCAAGGGGGGCTTAAGGAAGTTAGAATCATCCTTAATAGCAAGAGTTATTATCTCATTGATAAGAGGTAACTGCTCTGGGCCATACTTAAACTTTTTCATAAGTCTGTTATCAGTAAGAGTAAGACCTCCGAATGTGCCGTTTAACAACCCTTCCATTCTAACCTGAAGACTAGTACGTAACTTACCACGGTAAGCTTCAGCCTCTTCAATATCCTTAAAGATCCCGAGCACTCGCTCCTCTCCTTCAGCTCTCAACAAACCACCCCTGTACATAGCGCTGATGTTACCCAACATTGCCTGCATAGTTGTAAGTCCGTTAGAAATACCATCAATCTCGATAGCATTAACAGAAGAATGGAAAGGCTTGCCTTCTTTAAGCGACCTACTGTAATCAGCTAGTGCCATCATGTAGTCTAGCAACTGTATGCTATGCTTATGAGAGTCCTTCTGGTTACTTAACGAATCAAACAAAGCCTTTAGCTCAGGGTCTGCGTTAACCTTACTAACAATAGAAGTATCTGAAATCCTATCAATACCCACAACACCCTTAGGGGTTACCTTTAATCCCTTGAAACCCTGAACAATGCCCTTAGGGTCTAAGCTGTTGGTTAATTGAATGAGCTTATCACCCAACCCTACAAGAGCTTTGTATCGTGGACTCTGAAGTCTAATGTTATCCTTAGCAGCCTTAAGCTGTGGCTCAGCCATGTAACCTTCTGCTCCGAAGAACATGTGACCAAAGCCCCTAAGCAATGCTCTTTCCTGTGTAGTATTACTACCGGGTTTAATTACATACTTAACACCAGAGCCAATGATATTACGCATCATGTGGTTAGTCTGGAAGCTATTGTTCTGAATAACATTAAACCTATGAGTTCCCGACTGATTGTTGAAGGTATGATAAAAAGGTTTACCTGAATATTGACCTAGCATCCCAGCAACTTCCATGTGCTTTGCTACAAAACTAAAGTAAGCTGGTCGTAGTTCGCTCCCTGCTACAGGTATAATAGGTTTACCCTGCTCATCTTGCTTTACTAAATACTCTGGGTTGTGCTCTGGTATAAGTGCATACTGGGCAGCTGGAGTATATTTAGCTCTAACCTTTTCGACAGCTTCCTTTTGTTGAAGTAAGACTTCCCTCCTGTACATTAAATCTTTAGCGTTCGTAGGTCTAAGGGCTAACTTATTAGCTATGTCTTCTAGCTCTAGGTTAATAGCTTCAAGCTTAGCTGCCTGCTTTTGACCAATCTGCATAACCTTATTGATACGCTCACTACCTTGCTCTACTAAGTTGTGAGTAAAGTTTTCTGAAGTTGGCCCAAAGATAACCGGGTTAGTAGCTACAGCTGCAGATTGTAATGCTGCAAAAAGAACACCTCTTCTGCTATCAATAACACTCATAACCTGAGAAGAGTTATGAATGGCTTCTTCTACTTCCTCGGGTACGGGGTTAGGGTTAGCTCCAGATCTAGTAGGAAGTAAGCTACTCTCGTACTGGTATCTGCCCTCAGTTGGTGGTACATATAAGAACTGCTTGTTAAAGTTTGGTACAGATACATTACCAGCTTCTTGCCTTAGAACCTGCTCACCAAATGGTGTCAACACGTACTGAGACTCACCGCCCTCAGGCCCCATGTTAACCTTATTAACCATGCGTGGGTTAACTGCTTGGTAGTAAGCCATCAAAGACTTACCGATTAACTCAAAGG